TATCCCAGTCTGCAGCAATGGCACTCGCCCTCTCCCAACAGTGAGGTGTTTACTCTGGACCAAGAACAAAGCAAACGCCTTGGGCAATTGCTATCGATGGGAATTCCTCTGCCAGTCGCTTATCCTATTGCTCTTGATCCTACACAAGCCAAGGCGGGTCTTGCTGCAGGCACTGAACTCTTTGTCACTGGAGCTAATACCGCGCTCGACGCAATCGCTCAACCAAAGAAAGCCAAGCGTAAGGTCTCAGCTTACAATCGACGTTACAAAGCAGCGTTCAAGAAGATAGCTCCTAAACACAAAACCAAGAACGGCAAATGGAAAACAGGCGGATTCAAGCGTGCAGTTAAGGCAGCGCATAAGGAGGCGAAGAAATGAGTCGTCGACGTACACTAAGAGGGCTTCTTGAACCAAACGAACTTCGACGTTTGGTTGTCGATGATGGCAGACTTAGCCATGGATACATTGTCAAAGAATTTCATGTTTGGACTTCATCGCTTTCAGGTCAAAGAAACTGTGAGTTTGTTCTTTCCCTGAATGAGACTACACCAGACGCGTGGAGAGCTGACATTACTGGGCAGATTGGTTGGGCAGGAATGGTCGTCGATCTTGGCGGTGTTGAATCATTGCAAAGTTTTTCTCTTATTGATCCTGATCACGTTGTGCTTCGAGATTTGTACGTTAAGTCTCTTAACGCGGATGGTGGGAATTACATGGTTGTTCTGGAGACAATTGATTTGACCGAGAATGAAACAATTCTAACTTTGATTAAGGAGGACTTTAATGAGTGATAATTCAATTGAAGAAGTGAAATCGAGAACTCGAATCGAACGGTTCGCTCAATGGTTGATGACACGTGAGGAACGACGTGAAGAGAAAGAGACAAATCTTGACACGTTAGTCAAATTAAACGTCTTGGTTTCTTTTCTCACTTTGGCTATGGTCGGTGGGATCGATGCTGTACGCGCTGCTGTAATGTTCATTCCTTACTTCTAGCTCGCTTGAGGTCTTCGACGACTCTCAAGTTTGGTTTGCCAGGTTCTTCAGTGTGATAAGGCACGAACTGCGGAATTGCAATCCAACAGTCTCCTGCATGCGATGGTAATTCATCCGCGTTAAACACTCCCGCTTCTTTGTAGTTGTGAGTGTAACCGAGAAAGTCCGGTCGCCAATATCCTTTGCCTTTCTGAACATCGTAGACGTAGAACTTCATTCGTCTTCCTCCTTGTGTCTTTCAAAGTCTGCCCGAGCATTGTCACGTGCGTTAGCCAATTGTTTCAGAACATCTTGAAAGTCTCTTCCTTCAGCAAGAACGCCACTAAACATCAAATGCCATGCGACACGAAGTCCTTCCCAATATCCTTCGTCGTAAATCATTTCTTCATTGTAAATCATTCGTCTTCCTCCTCAAGTTGAGTGATCCGACGTTGATACGTAACCAAACGTACAGTTGCCTCATATCCTAGAGTCTCAATGAGCGCGGATATGCACTGAGAAGTCTTGTAATTATTCTCCTTCAGAAGTTTTAGGACAGCATCAGCCCTGTTGCTCACGGTTATGGAGTATTGATTCGCCATGTATTACGCTAAATAATAATGTTATTTAATATCTGCTGAAAAAAAGCCTTGAGCAGAATAATATAGGGGGGGCTATTTTGATAGGGGTGGAGGTCGGGGACGGGCGGTTTGTCCGATTAACTCGCTTCGCTCGCGGAGATGGGCTGCAGATTGCAGAGGGTCGCTCAACCAGTTTACTTTATACACCGTCGAAGTGTGGCAAAGGCATGGCGAAGACAGACAGTTTTTTTGTGAGAGGCTTAGTAAAGGATGACGGAATAAATTTTGCTCAAGCATCAATTGATCTTGGAGCTTACGTAGATGCACTTGGTAAAAGCGTACTCAGAATCCACAATGTATCGCACCGATGGACCACATTGGGTAACAACACACCATACCCTGGACCTGGTAATTTAGGTTCGTCACAATGGCAACTTACTACACAAAGTCAAAGCCAAATAGTTGATTTCCTTGATAAATCACTTATTGCCTCTGGACATATTGACGTTCAATGTGGTGGTGCAGTACCCGCTGACGTAATTATGATTAACGACGCTGTAGACATTAGCCCACAACAATTTACCAAGGGTTACTTAGTTGGCGTTGAACAAATCTACATTGGCTTTGACCAGGATGCTCTTGTCTGTACTGGTGCTGAAGTCATTCTCGAATGCACAGTTGAAACATTATCCCAGTCTGCAGCAATGGCACTCGCCCTCTCCCAACAGTGAGGTGTTTACTCTGGACCAAGAACAAAGCAAACGCCTTGGGCAATTGCTATCGAT